GAACGCCGACGCGCTGGAAGCCCTGCAAGCCCGCCTTGAGGATGCCCAGAAATGGATTGACCACCACTATAGCCGCACCGAGAAGGCCGAGGCCGCGCTGAAGCGTAAAACATGACCCGTTGACGAGAGGCATGAGGTAACATGACTGAGGCATCGAGGCCTCGGCCATGACCGAACCCGTTCAACAACAAAATCCTCAAAATCCGCCGCCGGAAGGGCTTTGGCAGACCGTCATCCATGCCCTGAAAAACATGACGCTCACCAACGCGCTGGTGATCGTGCTCTTGCTCGCCGTAACGGTGCCCTCCTATCTGCTCTATCGCGTCATCAACGACCCCGAGATGGTGGGGCGGTTTCTCTCGAGCTATGAGGAAATCATCTCCGACAAGGTGTCCTGCGTGCTGCGCATCGCCAGCCTGCGCGGTGGCGGCGACACGTATGGCATCTCGACCGGCTTTGCTGCGCAGGGCAATGACCGCTACGTCATAAGCGTGCTGATGGACAGGAAACCCTCGGAAGTCGAAATCCAGTCGTATTGCGCTACTCTGACGGCGATTGTGGATCACATGAGAAGGCCCGAGACGCCATCGCCCACGTTTCCCAACTCCGACGAACCGCTCATCTGGCATTATCAGCTGGAAGGCTCGCCCTGATCCTGGCTTCCGTGGCTCTCCTGATGGGCGCGGATGTAAAATTCACCGCTGATCAGTGTCGTGTCATGAAACAGGTTGGCGTGGATACCACGGGGTTGTGCCCGTCTTCGAAACCGGTGAAGAAGAAGATGCGAGTGAGAAAGAAATGAAGCGGGAAAGTCGGTTGCTGATCGTTGTTCTCCTGCTCGTTGGGTGCCAGACGCGCCTGCCCCATACCGAGTTCGATGACGCGCAATGTCGCCTTCTCAGGCAGCGCCATGTCAACACCAATCTCCTGTGCAAACGTCCTCCCGGTGCGCGGTCGCAGTCGGCAGCGTCGGCAAGCGCGTCGTCCGCGTCAAGCGGGTCAAGTTCGCCAAGTGCGCCAAGTGGAGGGTCCAGTGCGGGGTCTGGTTCTGGTGGTAATAACGGTGGTGGGAATGGTGGTTCTAATAATTCTGGTAACGGCTCTGGCGGGTCTGGTGGTGGCACTCCTCCTCCATCCGGTGGCGGCACTCCTCCTCCATCCGGTGGCGGTGGCGGGGGTGAACCTCCTCCCGGTGGGGGAGGCGGCGGCGGTGGAGGCGGTGGAGGCGGAGGCGGTGGAGGCGGCGGTCAGCCACCCAGCAATGTCGGGCAAGGCAACACCGGGCAGGGCAATGTAGGCAACGATAACAGCGGCAATGGCAATGTCGGCAACGGCAATGGCGGCAACGGAAACAAGGGCGACAACAATCAGGGGCACGGCAATGTCGGCAATAACAACACCGGTAACAACAACATCGGCAACGGCAACAGCGGCGACAACAATGTCGGTGACAACCACACCGCCAACGGCCAGACCGGCAACGGGCCGCCGTGATCACAACCAATCGAAAGGACCCGACAAATGAACGCGCTGGATGAGAAGATGCCGTCATGGTTCTATGAATTCGCCGACGCGGTGGCTGCGTTGACGATGGATATGCTAAAAACACAGGAGTTGGATGCCGATCAGATGCTGGCGGTTGGCGAGGCCGTTCACGAGGCGGTGTTGACCTCCTTGCATGACAGTCCGATCAATGAGGATGAAGGCCAATGAGCACGCTGGGACCGCAATATCATGGCAACGACCCCACCACCCGCCAAACCCAAACCCAGGACACGCGTGTCCAAAGCCAGCCGCCGCGTGAGCCGGATGAAGAGGACACGAGTGTCGAGGAGGTCTTCATCGAGCCCGACGAGCCCGAAGAAGAACCAGAGCGGCACGCCCCACCCTGGACCGAAGAGCCAGACGACGAGCCAGAACTCGAAGAGCCAGAACTCCCCGCCGACCCGCCCGGCGCCTCCGCGCGTTGACATACAGCTTCGCATTCCACGCAAGCTGATCGAGGTTTTCAACGGCCCGGCCATGTACCGCGGTGCCTATGGCGGCCGCGGCTCGGGCAAGACCAGAACCTTTGCCAAGATGGCGGCTGTCTGGGGTTATCGCTGGGCCAACAAGGGCATTACCGGCGTCATCGCTTGTGGCCGCCAGTTCATGAACAGCCTGGACGATTCCTCGTTCGCCGAGGTCAAATTGGCCATCCAGTCGGAGCCCTGGCTGGATAAGTTCTATGAATGCGGCCAGAATTTCATTCGTAGCCGGGACGGCCGCATCGAATTCGTGTTTGTGGGGCTTCAGAGGAACATTCAGAGCCTGAAATCGAAGGCCCGCATCCTGCTTCTGTGGATCGACGAGGCCGAGGCGATCACCGAGGATGTCTGGGTGGTGATTGACCCGACGATCAGGGAACCTGGAGCGGAAATCTGGGTGACCTGGAACCCGGCCCGCGACAGCCATCAGGAAAAGGATGGCTCGGTCTCGGGATCTCCGACCGACTGGCGTTTTCGCAAAAAGCCGCCGGCCGGGGCAAAAATCGCCGAGCTGAACTACCGCGATAATCCATGGTTTCCGCCGCTGCTCGAGGTCAAGCGGCAGCAGGACCAGCGCGAGCGGCCCGACCAGTACGAACATATCTGGGAAGGTGCCTATGTGACGGCGCATGCCGGCGCCTACTATGCGCAGGGCCTGGCCGACGCCAAGCGGCAGGGCAGGATTACGGTGATCACGCCGGATCCCATCCTGACGACGCGCGCCTACATCGACATCGGCGGCACGGGCATGAATGCCGACAGCTTCGCCATGGTGATGTGCCAGTTTGTCGGCACGTCGATCCGCATCCTGGCCGGCTACGAGGCGCGCGGGCAGCAGTTCGTCGACCATCTGCACTGGCTGAAGGAACATGGCTGGGGGCCGCCGGTGGGTTGCGCCATCCGCCTGCCGCACGATGCCGTGCAGCATGAGAAGACGTCCCGCATGACCTATGAGAGCGTGTTTCAGGATGCCGGCTACAAGGACGTGTTCACCATTATGGACAGCGGCAAGGGCATCGCCAGGGTCAGGATCGAGGCTCTCAGGCGGCTGTTTCCAAGTATCTGGTTTAACGAGGAGACGACGAAGGGATTGCGGGCGGCGCTCGGCTGGTATCACGAAAGTGTAGATCAGAATAGATCAGTAGGTTTAGGACCATTACATGATTGGTCAAGCCATTATTGCGATGCGGCTGGATTAATGGCGATAGACTATCGGCCGCCTAGACAAGTAGAAATACCGAACTCTTTTCAAGCCGATTTAGCAAGGACCATCATATGAAATGTGCGGTTCAAGACTGTCAGAAAGAGGTGCATGGACGGCAATGGTGCAAAATCCATTACCTTCGTTGGCGTCGTTCAGGAGATCCCATGGGGCAGCGTGCGTTCCGCGGTGAACCGTTGGCGTTCTGCCTTAAAGCTGTTGCCGAGCACAAGGAAGGCTGTCTTCGCTGGCCATATGGCCGGGATGGTCAAGGTTACGCTCAAATCCGCATTGGCGGCAAAATATGGCCGACACATCGTTACATCTGTTCCGTCACGAATGGTCCACCCACAAAAGAACAGCCGGAAGCTGCTCATTCATGCGGAAATGGGCATTTGGGCTGTGTTGCACCAGCGCATATCAGATGGGCCACACATTTAGAGAACATGGCAGATAGAAAAGACCACCCACCATTTCACGAACGTTCGTTTCTGTGATACCCAATCATTTTCAAGAGGATCTTGCGCGGACCATCATCTGAGGGGCCAAAAACATGGCCGTTACCACGGAATTGAAGACCGGCAGCACCATTACCGTCGGCAAAAATACGATTGCCCAACCATATCTCGGGGTGACGCCACTGTGTACGGGCTCCGGCAACCAGCCGAACGCGGTAGCGATCGCCACACTCACCCCCACGGCGACAACTTGCGCCTATCTGTGCGGTTTGATCGCGACCGGGTCTGGTGCGACCTCGGCCAAGCCGGTGGTGGTGACGGTCGATGGCCTGCTCGGCGGTACCCGCAGCTTCTGTTACGGGTTTATCCAGCCGATCGCTGCCGTCAATACGCCGCTCATCCTGAATTTCGACCCGCCGCTGTCGGCGGCTGACATCAATACCCCGATCGTGGTCACCGTGCCGGCCGGCGGTGTCGGAAACCTTAACTCCATGGTGACAGCGTACGGATTTTACTCAACCATGCCGACGATCTAAAGGATGAATACACAGCCCTTCCTGTTTGGCGATGGCTGGATAGAAGTGCGCGACGGCAATGACAGCGCGCGCAACATTTTTGATAGGCATTATTCCCGATATCGCTACGCGGACGGGCGCAAGCCGCTGATCTTCGTCGGTCCCGGTGAGAAAATGGTCCTGCTGATGCCGGATGCGCTGGCTTTGTTCGTCTGGCGCAAATTCATCAGCGCGGATGGCCAGCAGGGCGTCAATTGCGCCATTTTCCGCAACGAAGGACCGAAACAATCGTCCGATTTGATCCGGCAGGCCGACGCCATAGCCGATGAGCGATGGCCGGGCGAGCGTCATTATACCTATGTCAACGCGAAAAAAATCCGCAGCACCAATCCCGGTTTCTGTTTCAAGATGGCGGGCTGGCAGTCATGTGGTATGACAAAGCGCAGGGGCTACCACATCTTGGAGCGATTTTAAGGCGTGACTTGATGGCCGACGAGGAGGCCCCCGACGACAAACCTGGTTCAAACTCTGGATCCATGACGAATGAGCGGCTGAAGGCCCTCATTGCCCGTGAACTGTCGATCGCCAGCAGCGACAGGGCATCGGCTTCCCGCCGCAATGCCCGTGCCCTGCGCTTCTACCAGGGCGACGTCATCAAGGATCTGCCCTCCTTCAAGGGCCGCAGCCAGCTGGTCTCGACCGATTTGTCCGACAATGTCGGCTGGATCATGCCGCAGATCATGCGGCTGTTCACGTCGGCCGTGAATTTCGTCGATGTTTCCCCGGTCGGCGTCGAGGACGAGAAGTGGTCCAGGGACGCCACGCTACTCCTCAATCACGTCTTCATGGTCGAAAACGAGGGCTACAGGATTTTACACAATGCCACCTGGGACAGCCTCGTCATGGGCAACGGCGTGGTGAAGACCTGGTTCGATCCGACGCCGGTCTATGAGGTGACCTATCATACCGGTCTTTCCCAGGAGGAATATGACGATCTGGTCGTCGCCGACGAGGAACTGGACGAACCGGACGACCCCGACGCGATCAATGTCAGCAAGGAAGACCAGATCGAGGTGCTGGCCAAATCGAAGCGCAAGGAAAAGCAGGTCACGATCGATGAGCAGACCGGTCAGGAGGTCGAACAGACGGTCACGGTCTGGGACTGCCGGATCCGGCGCCTGACGCGCAAGGGCCGCAACAGGATCATCGTCATCCCGCCGGAGGATTACGTCAAGAACCGCTCGGCCAAGACCTGCCAGGAGGCCATTTTCCAGGCGCATCGCGAGATCAAGACGCGCTCCGACCTCATTTTGATGGGTTTTGACCGCGACAAGGTGGAAATGCTGGCCAGGGACTCAGATACCGACGACGGCTCGTCCGAACGGTTGGCCCGCGACGAGGACGACACCGACAGCGACTGGTCGGGCCGTGAGGTGCAACTCTATGAGGTGTTCTACAAGGTCGACATCGACGACGATGGCATCGCCGAAACCGTCCGCGCTTACTATGCCGGCGATGAGGGCGGCAATGGCGTGCTTCTGGACTGGGACGAATGGGAGGACGAAACCCCATTTAATGACATTCCCTGCGAGCCCATCCCGCACAAATGGGAGGCACGATCGTTAGCCGACGAAAGTATTGACGTGATGTCGGCCAAGACCGCGCTTCTGCGCGGTGCCATGGACAACCTCTATAAGATCAACAATCCCCAAAAATTCGTGAAGGGGCAGCTGCTCAATCCCGACGTTCTTTTCAGTCCTGGCTTCGGCACGACCATTTTCGGAGAGACCAATTCCTCGATCGAGGAATTCACGCCGTCCTACATCGGCGACAAGATGATGAGCGGCCTCGAATACTGGGACCGGGTCACGCAGCGCCGCACCGGGATCGGCCAGCAGGGCGTCGCGCTCGACACCGACGCGCTTCAGAAGCAGACCGCCACGGCCTCCCAGATCGAGCATGACAGCGGTTTCAGCCAGGTCGAGATGATTGCGCGAAATCACGCCGAACTGGGCTGGAAACCGGTTCTGAGGAAGCTCTTACGGCTTGAAATCAAGCACCGTAACCAGCCGGTGACGCTTCGCCTGCACAACAAGCCGGTGACGGTCGACCCGAAAGTCTGGAACAGCGACCTCGACATCAGGATCAACACCGGGCTCGGCACCGGCAGCCGCGACCGCGACGTGGCGATGATGCAGATCGTGCTCAACAACCAGTTCACCATGGCCGACAAGCTGACCGCGGTCGGCATGGTCACCCAGGCGCTGAACCTGTTGCCCTACATGAGCCGGGCGATCATCGCGCTGAACGAGGCGACCGGCTTGAGAAACCCTGACAGCTACATGCCCGACATCACGACCGAAGACGTCCAGCAGCTGCAGCAGCAATTGCAGAGCCAAAAGGACCAGCCTTCCGAGCCGATGAAGATCGAGCAGATGAAGGCGCAGGCTTTTCAGCAGATCGAACAGGCCAAATTGCAGGCCGACCAACAGAAATTCGCCGCCCAGGCGCAGCTGGACCAGCAGAAGCAGGCCGCGCAAATACAGATCGAGCAGCAGAAGACGGCGGCCGAGGCGCAGATCGAAATGGAGAAACTGCGCGCCAGGGCGCAGACCGATCATTTGATGGAAGAGGCCAAAATGCAGGCCCAGGTTGTCAAGAACCAGGCCGAACTGGAAGGCGACACCGCCACCAAGGAGATGGAAAAGGCCATCAGGATGGAGGAACTCGCCTCGAAGGAGCGGATTGCCTTCGCCCAGATGACGAATAACCGAGAGATCGAAATGATGAAGTTGGGCGCGCTGTCACCCGACGACATGACGGCGCTGAACGGGGCCGCGCAGGATCCGGCCAATCGCAGACCGACGCCGACCGAGGTGCTGATCCAGCAGCTGATCGAGATGACGACCATGCTGGGCCAGGCGCATCTGATGCCGAAGAAGATTGTCGTCGACCCGTACACCGGCGAGAAGGGCGTCACGGTCGACCCGCATTTCGGCACCGATCGCAGTCAGGTGCAGTAGATAAGGAGATACAACGTGGCGTTGCAATTCAGCACAACCGTGAGA